AGACTTCGATTAAGGATTATCTTAGATCGAATTCAAATTTTACTGACTATGATTTTGAAGGATCTACTCTATCAACAATAATAGATTTATTAGCTTATAATACTTATATTACCTCATATAATGCTAATATGATTAGTAATGAGGTTTTTATTGATAGTGCGACTCTTCGAGAAAATGTTGTTTCTCTTGCTAGAAATATTGGTTATGTTCCCAGATCTAGAACATCTGCTGTAGCAAATATATCTTTTTTTGTTGATACTACTACACTTACAACAAATCCAGAAACAGTTACTCTTAAAAGTGGGGTTGTATGTACTAGTGCATCTACTTTTGGTTCTACAAGTTATTCATTTATAATTCCATCAGATATCACTGTTCCTGTTGTAAATGGAATCGCTTTATTTGAGGGAGTTGAAATTTATGAGGGGACTTTCCTCACAGAAAATTTTACAGTAGATTCAAATAATCCAAATCAAAGATTCGTATTAGGCAACGCAAATATTGATACATCTTTGATTAGAGTTAATGTAAGAAATACGCAATCAAGTACTATTAGCAGACAGTTCACTCTTGCTAGTTCTTTGTTTAACATTAGAGAAAATTCTAGAGTTTTCTTTATTCAAGAGGTTGAAGATCAAAGATATGAATTGATATTTGGTGATGGTATATTTGGAGAAAAATTAGAAAATCTTAATTTTATTGAAATTACTTATGCAACTTCAAATGGAGAAAGCGCTAATGGAGTTAGATCATTTACTTATAGTGGTAGATTAGTTGATAATAAAAATAGAGTTATAAATTCCGGAATTTCATTAATTACTACAAATATACCGTCCAGAAGTGGTAAAGAAATTGAGTCTGTAGAATCTATAAAGAAATATGCACCACAGATTTATGCGTCTCAACTGAGAGCAGTAACTCCTGCAGACTATGAAGCAATTATCCCACAAATATATCCAGAAACAGAATCAGTGTCTGTTTTTGGTGGAGAAGATTTAGATCCTCCTCAATTTGGAAAAGTTTTCATTTCAATCAAGCCTTTTAATGGTGAAATTATTTCTACTTTTGTAAAAACTAATTTACTGAGAAGATTGAGAAAATATTCAGTATCTGGTATTGTTCCTGAAATTTTAGACTTGAAATATCTTTATATCGAATACGAGTCCTCAGTGTATTTTAACAATAATGCTGCGAAGAGCGCTCAAGATGTATCAAGTATTATTCAAAATAATATATCAAAGTATTCAGATTCTTCTGAGATGAATAGGTATGGGGCAAGATTTAAGTATAGTAAGTTTTTAAAAATAATTGATGATAGTCATCCAGCAGTTACCTCTAATATCACTAAGATTGTTATAAGAAGAAATCTTAGACCAATATTAAACAGATTAAGTACTTATGAAATTTGTTATGGTAATCAGTTTCATGTAAAAGATCTAAGAGGATATAATATTAAATCTTCTGGATTTAAAGTATCAGGTATTACAGAAACAGTATACCTTTCGGACATACCAAATAGTGACCCAAGAACAGGCACTATTTTCTTATTTAAAAATCCAGGATCCCCAACTATAGTATTACAAAATATTGGAACTATTGACTATGTTAAGGGTGAGATCTATCTATCTCCAATATCTATTTCATCAACTGCAAAAACTGTTGATGGATCGCCAATAATAGAAATATCTGCTATCCCAAAATCTAACGATGTAATTGGACTTCAAGATTTATATTTGCAACTAAATACTAATAACAGCACTTTGACCATGATATCGGATAGAATTTCGTCGGGGGCAGATGTGTCAGGTACAACATACATAACAAGTTCAAGTTTTGTCAACGGAGACCTAGTAAGACTGTAATAATATGAGCAATACCAGAATTAAAATCAATTCCATAGTACAAAATCAACTTCCAGATTTTGTAAGAGAGGAGTTTCCTCTCGTTCAAGATTTCTTGTTCGAATATTATAGTTCATTAGAAAATCAGAGTGGAACACTTGATTTAATTCAAAATATTGATCAGTACGTCAAGGTAGATAGTTTAGCAAATTTAACTGAATCTACAACGTTATTACAAGATTTAAATTATTTTAACCAATCTATATCTGTAGAGTCTACCGCAGGATTTCCTGATAGATATGGACTAATTTTAATTGATAATGAAATTATCACATATAAATCAAAGACTAGTACAACCTTTGAGGATTGTGTTCGTGGATTTAGTGGAATAACCGAATATGGATCCGAATTAAACTTTCAAGAAACAAATTCAGAAACTCATACTCAAGGGACCACTGTATCTAATCTCAGTATTCTATTTTTGAAAGAATTTTTTAGAAAATTAAAAATTCAGATAACACCCGGATTTGAAGATAGAAAGTTTTATGAGAATCTAAATGAAAGACTTTTCATAAAGCAATCTGTAGATTTTTACAAGAGTAAAGGATCTGATGAATCTTTCGAAATTCTTTTTAGATCTTTGTATGGAAAAGATGTTGAAGTAATAAAACCCAGAGATTATTTAATTGAACCATCTACGGCAGAATATAAAAATTTAAAATTCTTAGTAGTAGAAGCAATTCAAGGTGATCCTAGAAATTTGGAAAGTAGAACTTTATATCAGGATGAAATATATAATATTCCAAAGTCTCAAGGAACTATTGTAAGTGTAGAACCTTTCTTAAGGGGCAATAAAGAATATTTTCTTCTTGGTTTAGATTATTACTTTGATACCAATATTCAATCTGTTTTTAGTGAATTTTCTATACATCCAAATACTAAATCACTAAAAAATATCTCAATTAATTCAACATATATTGATGTAGATTCTACAGTTGGATTTCCTGATCAGGGATCTTTAGTGATCTCCATGCAAAATGGAACTTTTTTGAATGTTGATTATACATCAAAAAATTTAAATCAATTTTTGGGATGCACAGGAATAGATCAAAATATTCAAAAAGAAGACTTCATTAGATTAAATACATTTGCATATTCTAACCTTACCAACAATTCAGATATTATAACGGTAAGAGTTACTGGAATTTTATCCAATTTAGATGTTTCCAATGCAAGTAATCTTTATGAAGTAGGAGATTCAATAAAGATTAAATCTCTTGGAAAAACAATTAGAAATGATGCAAGATCTGATTGGTTCTTCAATATTCCAATAATTTATAATGTAGAATCTTTAAGGTTAAAAGATTCTTCAGATGGACCAGTATATCAAATAAATTTTTATGACAATCATACTTTCAATATAGGAGATACTGCAACCATCATTCCATCTTCAGGTTCTGGATACTCATTGAGAGTTATTTCTTACTTGAGTTCAAAATCAATAGAAGTGAGAGTTGGTTCTTATTTAAATTTGAATTTAACTTATAAAGTAGAAAAAGATCTTTTAAAAACAAACTTAAATTATTTGGAAAATAATCTAAGCATTTTTAACGCCAATGTTCAAAATGCTTACTATTCAGATGCAGATGATTCTATTTACATATCATCATTGTCACTTCCATTTTTTGGAAATGATTTTATTTCACCAAATGATAGGAAAGTAATTTTTTCCGGAACTTTTATTGAAGACTATGAAATTTATTCATTAAACCATGGACTTTATACTGGAGATTCTGTAGTTTATTATCCAGGTACTGACAGTTCATTAAATATATCTATTGGAATTTACTATGTAAAAAAAGTAAATAACAATACTTTTAAATTATCTAGAAGTAGAAACGATATATTTAATAAAAGATCAATCTACAGAATCTTTAGATAGAAAATATATACAACCACAAAATCTTTTAAGAAAGATTAGGAAACCATTTACCTCTAATATAAAAGATGATACTCCAGTTGGACCAATAGGAATTTTTAAAAATGGAGTAGAACTTAATAGTTATAAATCAGACGATTTAGTTTACTATGGTCCAATAGAGTCTATCGATGTTCTTTCATCAACAGAAGATTTTGACGTATTAAATCCTCCTACTATCCAAATCTCAGATTCTATTGGGACCGGAGCATCGGCTTATTCTTCTGTGAATGGATCTTTATTAAGAATTGAAGTTATTGATCCCGGATTCGACTATTTAAATGAACCCACAATAATAATTGGTGGAGGAAACGGGTCTGGAGCAGAAGCCAAAGCAAAGTTAGTTTCATTTCAACATGAAGTCGAATTTAATTCATCTTCAACATCTATTGTAAACTTGACAAATAATGCAATAGGTTTTGCAACCTATCATAAATTTAGAAATAATGAGAGTGTTTTTTATGATCCACAAGGTCAATCGATAGTTGGAGGTCTCTCTACATCTTCAATTTACTATGTTTCTATTCAAGATTCATATACAATAAAACTCCACAATTCCTTCTCAGATAGCTTATCTGGAATTAATACTATATCATTAACTTCTTATGGTTCTGGTATTCATAAGTTCAAATCAACGAATATTAAAAAGAAAATATCATCAATTACAGTAACTAATCCTGGTTCAAATTATCAAACAAAGAAAACTTCTTGTCTTTCTGTAGGAATTAATACATCATCAAATGAAATTACACTTAATAACCATGGATATTCTAGTGGTGAAATAATTACCTATACTCCAACGGATATTTTAGCTGCTGGTCTAACAACTACTTCATATTATGTTACTAAGATAGATGATAACACAATTAAGTTATCAGAAATCGCTACTTTCCCATTAGAAAAGAACTTTTATTTTAAAAATAAACAGTATGTAAATATAACCTCCATTGGTTCTGGAACTCACGTATTTGATTATGAACCAATAAATGTTAGTATTATTGGAAATATAGGAGTTTCTACATCATCCAATCAAAACTTTAATGCCACATTACAACCTATTTTTAGGGGGAAAGTTCAATCTATTTTTGTGAATGAAGGTGGAACTGGATATGGTTCTGAAGATATTTTAAACTTCCACAGAAAACCAGAAATATCTTTGGTCAATCCAACCGCAGCTCAAGTACTTCCAGTAGTAAATAATGGTCATATAGTTGATGTTATTATTAATAATTTTGGATCTGAATATAATTCCATTCCAGATTTAGTCGTAAATGGATCTGGTATTGGTGCAAGGTTAATTCCTGTAATTACAAATGGACAATTAGTATCAGTAATCATTCAAAATAAAGGCAGTGGATATACCCAAGACACTATTTCTATAGATGTTATTCCATCAGGAACAAAGATAGAATCTAGTGCTAATGTAAAATCGTGGAGGGTTAATAGTGTAGAAAGGTTGATAAGGACACAAAAAATAAATGACGATGATGGAATAATAGAAGATAGCAATAATCAAAGATATCAGTTAAAGTATTGCTATAAATATGCTCCAAGAAGTCTTAGAAAATATTCTATTTCAAGGAAAAATATAAATGGTGAAGTTGTATATTTACCAGACTTAAATACTTTTAATGGAATTGAGCAAAGATCAACAGTACACTCACCAATACTTGGATGGGCTTATGACGGAAATCCAATATACGGACCATATGGATATTCTAGTGAATCTGGGAGTTCGGGTGTTAGGAGTTTAACTTCAGGATATAAAGAAGATATTAAAGAAAATAGACCATCAACATCAATTTATCCTGTTGGATTTTTTGTTGAAGATTATTCTTACACAAACTTCGGAGATTTAGACGAGCATAATGGAAGATTTTGTGTAACTCCAGAGTTTCCTAAGGGAACATATGCGTATTTCTGTACTATTGATAATGTATCTGTAGAATCTATAGGAGTTTTTGCTAACTATTTCAAACCAGTTTTTCCATATGTTATCGGAGATACTTTCAAGTCAAGAACTGTAAGATTTAATTATCAAATTGATTCAAATCAAAATCAAACCGATTTAATAGATAAAGGACTTCAAAGAATTATAAATCCATACAACTATGATAAACCAAATAGTTTTTATAATTATATAAAAACAGAATCGGAAATAAATGAAGTTTCCAAAGTCAAATCAATATCTCCAGGAAGATCTTCATTTGTTGGTATAGTAACTGGGGGAAATAATTATAAAGTTGGTGATGTTGTTACTTACGAAAATTCTTCGAATTACTCTAGGGTATATTCGATAAAAGGAAAGTCTGTAAAATCTATCAGTGTCGCAACCTCACAGTTTTCTGATGTTGAATTTTCTTTTGGGGGAAATAGAGATTTTATTATTGGGTATTCCACAGTTCCTCATGGATATTTGAATAATGATGTAGTTTCTATATCAGTAAGTGATATATTGGAAACTTCAAACATCATAGTCGATAAAAATACATTAAAATTAAATTCTGGAGTGGGGTCTACATCTTATACAGGAATAGTAACTTATTTTAATGTTTATGGAAACTTATCCATACGAGAAAATGACATTTATCAAATTCTTGACGAAAAAATAAAGGTACTAAATGTAGATAGAGAAAATTCTAGAATTAGAGTATTGAGAAATTATGGAAATACAATTTCCGGTTTTTCAACTTTTCCTGTAGGTATAGCATTAACTGAAGATTCTAGAAAATTTAAAGTTAATGTTGGTATAGAAACTACATATCAATATAATTTAAATGAAGAATATTATTTCAACCCAGTAGAGTCTGTTGGACTTGGAACAATATCAGGAACTGGTGTAGGAACAACATTAAGTTTTTCAAATCCTGGAGCTGGAATAACTCAGATCTTTATTCCTACAAAAACAATTTACATTCCAAATCACAGATTAGAAACAAATACACAGTTAGTTTACTCGTCTAATGGAGGAAATCCAATATCAGTTTCTACTGATGGAATTTCATCATTTACTCTCGAAGAAAACTCAATATTATACTGTGCAAGAGTTTCTAACAATTTGCTAGGAATATCTACTGTAAATATTGGTCTAGGAACTGATGGATCATTTGTTGGAGTTGGAACTACCAATTCTACAAAGTCAACATTATTCTTCAATGGAATCGGAACAGGTGATATTCATAGTTTTACGACAAACTATGATACAACACTATTGGGTGGAGTATCTAAAAATGTAGTGACAGTTTCTACAGCAGGAACTCATGGACTTTCTTTATTAGATACTGTCAATGTTTCTGTTGTTTCTTTGGCATCTACAACTATTACCGTAAAATACAATGATTATAATAGATTGTTAGTTGTTAATGAAAGGAATTTCACTTCAGATAAAGTGAATTTAGTTTTAAATACTATAAAATTGGAAGATCATGGATATAAAACAAGTGATAAAATTTTATATACTTCAACATCCACAATTGGAGGATTAGTAAATCAAGGAATTTACTACGTAGTAGTGATTGATAATGATACGATAAAATTAACAAATAGTTATTATGATTCATCCGAAAGATTTCCAAATTATATTAATTTAACTTCCTCTGGTGATGGATCATTCTCTCAAGTAAATCCACAGATTAAATTAATTCCAAATACAAAACTAACATTCGATCTATCAGATTCTTCATTATCATTCTTCAATAATTTTCAACAATATTCTGCATTTGATTTTGATTTTTATTTGGATGAATCATTAACGGATAAATTTAAATTTAGTTCTGATTTTTCTGACAATGAAGTTATTAAAAATGGACAAATCGGCATTTCTACAAATGCTAGTGTCTCATTAAATTTGGTGGATACTGCGACAAAATTGTATTATGGTTTAAAACCAATAAATCTCGATATTATACCAGATACCAAAAAACAAATTATTATTGATTCTGAAGTATTGGGAAATAACTCAATTTCAATACTTAATAGTGCTTATTCCGGAATATTCTCCATAATTGGCATAGGAAGCACTACATTTAAGTACAATATCGGAAGAGAATTTGAAAGAGAAAATTATAATGATTTAGATTCGATAGTTTCATACGAAACATCATCAACGACAGCATTTGGACCTATAAATTCACTCTTCAATTATTTTTCCTCGGTTGATTATTTTGACGTAAATGATATTCCGGGAATTTCTACTATAAGAACTGAACAGGGAAGAGGTGCCATTGTTGAAATTGGATCTAACTATATTGGAAACATAACATCAATCGATATTGGTAATTTTGGTTTCGATTATTCATCAGACTTAACTTTATCCCCAACCGCAAAACTTCCAGATTTATTAGAAATTGACGCATTTTACACTTTAGATAAAATTGGAATAACATCTATAGGAAGAAATTATTCCGTTTCTCCTGACCTGGTTTTAAAAGGATCCGATAATTCTATTATTTCTGATATTAGTTTGAGGTATTCGTTAGGTGACAATGAAGTAACCATTCTAAGTAACACAAAGGGAATTAGTAATCCAAATCCATATTTAATTCCTATTAACAATAGTAATGGAATTACAGTAACATCAATTTCTTTCGATAATAATTCAAAGGACGTTGTAGTTACTCTTGGTTCTAGTTTTAGCAGTATAAATGATTTTCCATTTGCCATTGGAGAAAGAATATTAGTTGAAAATATTAGTGTTGGTATAGGAACAACTGCTAAAGGATATAATTCATCTTCTTATGATTATTCGCTTTTCACTATCGTAAATGTTGACCCAAATATTGGAGGAATTGGAGCTACAATTTCATATAATCTAAGTGATTATCTTGGGGACAATGATTATCCAGGAAATTATGATACTATTAATTCCTCTGGGCATATTGTGCCAGAAAAATACTTTCCAATTTTCGATATTCAAACCAAATCAAATGATTTTTATATTGGTGAACAAGTAATATCCAAAAATTATCGGGGTATAGTTGAAAATTGGGATTCTGAAAAAGGAATATTAAAAGTTTCTACTTCAGACGATTTTACTCCAGGAGCACAATTAAAGGGATTAACTTCAAAATCGATTGGTATTTCTACAAGTTTTGGTCCGAATTCGGATCTAAAGTATGAAGTATCTACATTCAATATAAAAAGTGATGGATGGAAAACTAATAAAGGATTCTTGAATGATAAAACCCAAAGAATGCACGATTCTGATTATTATCAATATTTTTCATATTCTTTAAAATCTGAAGTGCAATATGATACTTGGGAAGAATCCGTAAGTTCACTTAATCATACTGCAGGATTTAAAAAATTTAGTGATTTACAAGTAATATCAAAAACAGAAGAATTTTCTGGAATTTCTACAGATCAAAACAATGGTGATTTTGTTGGAGTTGCAGATATTTCTTCTGTTATAGACTTAAATTGTGTTTATGATTTTGATCTTGCTAGAGAAAACAATATTATAATAGACGGAAACACAAAATCAAATGAGGTAATATTTGATTCTAGAATTTTACAGGACTATACAGAATCTATTGGCAATAGAGTATTGAATATTGATGATTTTAGTGAAGAGTTCAATAATAATCCAAGACCTACAAGATTCAGTGTTGTAAATACTTTCGATTTAAATAGAACTTATAACAAGTTTATAACATTTGTTGAGGATGTAATTTTTGGTGAAGAAAAACAAGTTCTTTTAGTTTCTTTACTCCATAACAGATCAATTGGATTTTTAAATCAATATGGTAGAGTAGAATCCCAATCGGATCTTGGTTTCTTTGACTTTAACATTATCGGATCTGAAGGACAACTTTTATTCTACCCAAGAAAAAGTTCTATTAATGATTATGATGTAAATACTTTAGCATTTAGTATTGAAGATACAATATTAGGTGTTGGTAATACGAATTTAGGTGATTCTGTTTACGTCGGATCCAGCACTACAACAATACCAACATCAACTTCTTCACCAATAACCGTCGTTGGAATTTCTTCCTCATATAGAGCATCTAAAGTTCTTGTTCAAATAGGAGCAACAGACAGTTCTTACTACGAGGTAGATGAGGTAATGATTTTGCATGATGGATCAAACGTTGATTTTGGGGATTATGGTCAGTTAAACACCCCAAATTTAGTAACAGCATCAACTGCGGGTCTCGGAACTTACTATGTTTATTATTCCGGATCAAATATTAATCTAGACTTTACCCCATATGATAGTACAACTGTAGATTACAATATTAATACATTGCAGATATCATTGTTAGATAATCCAACATCTACGGGATCATATGTTTTTAATAATTCTAGAATAGAATCGAATTATGTTGTTATATCATCATCACCTACTCCAGGAATAACAACTATTTCAACATATTCGACAGAATATGATGGTGCATATTATGTTGTTTCGGTAAAAGATACTACAAACAACGAATATCAAGTTTCTGAAATTGTTGTATTAGATGATGATACCAATTCTTATATTTCCGAGTTTGGTATTGTTCAAACTGGATCTTCTTTAGGTTTAATTGGAGCAACTGTCACTGGATCCGGAGATGTTGAGTTAAACTTTACTCCAAATCCAAATATTGATACTGAAGTAGTTGTATTTACTGGAT